GGTAAGTGAACACGCAGAAAAACATCAGATTTCAGCGAAACAAATGCCACTTGTTTTTGTTAGTCAATTCTCACCAAATAGGGCGCGAATCTAAATCAGAAACGCAATGTCAAAACGCACCGCAAAATCCGATACGGCAAAAGTTCCCCCCGTTTCGTGCGGTACGCTTGAGGCAATTTTTCACGTCTCTCAGCAGATGATTTCTGAGTACGTCAAGGCCGGTATGCCCCGACCGGACCACGGCAAGTACGATCTTGAGGCGTGCGTGATGTGGTGGGTTGACCGCCAGCGTGCCGCGATGGATAAGAAGCTCTCGGAGCTTGGCCGGGAGGAGCAGGAAACCCGGCTCAAGCGGATCCAGGCAGAGAAGCAGGAATTGATCGTTGCTCAGATGCGCGGCGAGATCGTGCGGGTGGATGAAGTCAACGACGAATACGGGCGGGTTGTGGCCGCGGCGCGAAGCCGTATGCTTTCCATGTCCTCGAAACTCGCCCCGGCTGTGATCGCGTGTACTTCCGCGATAGATGCGCAGGTGGTCATTGAGGCCGCGGTGCGCGAAGTCCTTCAAGAACTCGGAACAGCGAACTTTGCTAAACAACTCCCTGTGGCTTCCACCGCCAAGCCTGACAATGAGCCAGTGGGCGGACGCAAACCGCGTCCTAAGTCCAGAGGCAAGCGCAGAGCCGGGACGGTGGGACACAAGCAAGGCTGAATACGGCCGGGGGATCATGGACTCCATCTCCGATCCCTACAACGAAACGACCACGGTGCAGGCAAGTGCCCAGGTGGGCAAAACGGAATGGGAATTGAATACCATTGGGTATTTCACTCACCAGGATCCATCCCCAATCCTGTTCATCACCGCGCAGCTCGAGCTTGCCCAATCGTTCAGCAAGGACCGGCTGGACCCGATGATACGCGACACGCCCTGCCTTCGCGGCCGCATCGTGGACCTGAGGCAGAAGGACAAGTCAAACACGATCCTGAGCAAGCATTTCCCGGGCGGGCTGTTGGTTATGGCTGGCGCAAACTCTCCCGCGTCTCTGGCATCCCGCCCGATTCGCATTGTGCTCGGGGATGAGGTAGACCGCTACGCGCTATCGATTGGCCGCAAGGAGAACGCGGAGGGCGACCCTATATCCATCGCCATGAAGCGCGCCACAACCTTCCGCCACCGCAAAAAGTTCGTATGGGTATCGACCCCGGGTGTGGCTGGTTACTCACGCATTGAGCAGCTCTTTTTGCAGAGCGACCAGCGGCACTTCATGGTGCCGTGTACCCGGTGCGGCCACAAGCAGAAGTTGATATTTTCCAGCCGTTCGCAGTTCTCCAACCTCTCAGCCGGCCGCATTGTGTTCGACGAAGCCAATGTATCGTGGGCGTACTACGAATGCGAAGAGTGCAAGGCGCAGCTTGGGGAGGTGGACAAACTCAAGATGATCCGCGCAGGGGAGTGGACCGTAACGCATCCCGAGGTGAAGCGTCACCACGGGTATCATATCGGGGAGCTGTATTCGCCGTGGGTCACGTGGGAATCCGTGGCGCGTGATTTCATGGTGAAGAAGCTCAAAAAGGAAACCTTGCAGGTATGGGTCAACACCTCCGCCGGCGAAACGTGGCGGGAGGATGAAGCGGTGAGCGTTGCGATCGATACGCTGCTGTCCCGCCGTGAGGAATACGCGAAGGTGCCCGATCCGGTGCTGCTTCTCTCCGCTGGCGTGGATACGCAGGATGACCGCCTGGAAGTGAAGGTGAAGGGCTGGAACGGTCACGAATCATGGCTCATAGCGTACCGCGTGATCTACGGCACCCCGACAGATCAAACCGTATGGACCGCCCTTGATGACATTCTTTCCGCGTCGTATGAAGCCGAGGACGGCGTGAAGCTCCGCATTGAGTGCGCGTTCATTGACAGCGCGGGGCACTACACGCAGGAGGTGTATAAATACGTGCGGAGCAGAGAGGGCCGCTTTCGTGTGTTCGCTCTCCGTGGCGTGGGCGGTCCCGGGAAGCAGTTCATCGGCAAGCCTACCCGGAATAACCGGGAGCGGGCAAAGAAGTTTGATGTGGGCGTTGATGACGCGAAAACAACCATCATGCGGAATCTTGCCATTGACCGCCCAGAGGATCCGAGCGCGCCATTTCCGCAGGGGTATATGCACTTCCCCATGTGGGCGGAGCAGTCGTATTTTGATATGCTCACCGCAGAGCGTCAAGTTCTCCGCAAGGTTGGGGGTTTCTACAAGCGCACGTGGGAGAAGAAATCCCCGAGCGCCCGCAACGAAGCCCTTGACTGCGAGGTGTACGCGATGGCGGCCATGGCCCTTCTGAATCCGAACTGGGAAGCCCTGGCGAAGAGGCGGGAGGAACAGGCAGAACGTGTGGCTGTTGCCGTTGAGACAAAAGTGGAAGATGTGCCAGCACATAAACCGCGCCCCGTGATCGCACGGCGGCGCAACTTCGCAACCAACTGGTGAGGGCTCATGAAACGCTCCGACATTTCAACCCACACGGTTCTCGTTGCGTGCAACCTAAGTGCACGCATGAGATGTGGGGTGATGCCATACCAAATACTCAGGAGTTTGACGGGGGCTCCAGACAAAGTCATTTATGCCGCCATGCGCCGCGATGAACGTCGCGGGTATATTGACTATGGCGTATCGCTCCGAACAGCGTGGCTTACAGACATGGGGAAATCGAAGCTTCTTGAGCCACCACTGGAGGGGGATACATGCGCATAGAGCTTGACGAAGATGCGACACGCGCAGCGGAGAAGGGCGCGGGGCAACTCGGCATGAGCGTGAACTCGTTCGTGAATTGGGCTCTCGCAAGCATCACCGAAGTGAACCTTGTGGAATCAGGATCGGTCACGGTCACACCGCGCGAACCCGTGGAGAACATGAAGCCGCGCGTTGTCCGATTCCGCAAGAGTTGGGTAGTCAAGTTTTGACTTGTGTCAAACTTCTGACATTGACATAATTGCCTAGAATCATCTTCTTGGCATCGAAGCCTGACTGATCATCGGGCAATTGACGAGCCGGACACGTGCACGGCGTGCTTCGGCTCGTCTTTTTATTTCTCGGGAGCACATGAGCAGACCGAACGAAATACGCGCAGGCGACAGTTACGCATGGACGGTGACAAGCTCCGACTATCCGGCCACGGACGGCTGGACGCTGCGCGTTGTGATTCAGAACTCCACCATCAAGCTCAAGGTGGACGCGGCCACAAGTGGCTCCGACTATGCGGTGACGCTCACCAGCGCGAATACCGACGACCTCACGACCGCCGGAACCTATCAGATCACCGAGGCCGTGGAGAAGGGCACCGGCGCATCGCTTGAGCGGCACACGCTGTACTCTGGCGTGGTCAACGTCACAAAGGACATCGTAACCGGGACCTCGGCCGTGGATGCCCGCAGTGACGCGCGCATCATGCTGGACACCATCACGGCCACCATCAAGGCCAATCTCGGCAAGCCGCAGGAATCCATGAGTATCGCCGCGCGCGCCATAGGATACCGGTCGTGGGAGGAAATGCTGAAAGCCCGTCAACGCCTTACCGTTGAGGTAAAGGGCGAGGAACAGGCCGCCGCAGCCGCCGCCGGACTTGCAACGGCCATGCCGATCCGAACACGATTCTCGGGGGTTGTATGAGCTTCCTGCGCGACCTGGTGAACCTCCCGAGTGATATGCGCGCCCTCAAGTCCCACTTGATGGGGAAGCGGTCCTTTGACGTTACCGCCCCGTCCGAGGTTATGGCTGACTGGTCAAGCGTTGAGGACCAGATCAACAGCGATCTCCGAGGGAACCTTGCGACCATACGCTCACGAGCGCGAAACCTCGCTAAGAACAATGACCACGTGGTGCGGTTCCTCGGACTTGTGCGGACCAATGTTGTCGGCCCGAATGGATTCAAGCTGCAAATGGACATCAAGGAGCTTGTCCGTGGCGATGCCGGGGAATATCTTTGGCAGCCGGACAGCCTCGCCAATACGCTGATCGAAACGGCGTGGACCGATTGGGTCGATTCTCGCGAGTGCTCCATCAACGGCCGGCATACCTTCCGTGGCCTCTGCATCCAGATCATGGACTACGTGGTGCGCGACGGGGAGGCGCTCGTGCGCGTCATCCGCGACCGCAAGGCGCCGTTCGGTTCGCGGCTCCAGGTGATCGACCCGGAAGCCCTGGATGAGCAGTACACGCAGCGCCTTGACAATGGCAACATCGTAATTATGGGCGTTGAGGTGGACGCAACCAAGCGTCCCGTTGCCTATCACATGAAGCGCGAAACCCCCGAAACGCTGCTTTACGGCACGAATCAGTTCACGAACGACCGCATCCGCATCCCGGCCTCTGAGATCATCCACGTATTCGATCAGAAGTTCGAGAGCCAAACGCGGGGCATATCGTGGCTCGTGCAGTCAATGGTTCGCCTGCGGATGCTCCACGGCTACGAGATCGCGGCTGTGGTCAACGCACGCGCCGGGGCGAACAAGCACGGCGTATGGATCCCGTCGATTGACGCGATGGGCGACGCCCCGTACACGGGCAGGACCGACGACGGTGCGCCGGTGACGGACAGCGCTCCGGGTGAGAACGTGGTGGGTAAACCAGGGTGGCAGTTTGATTCATACGATCCGGCGTACCCGAACGGCGAGCACAAGGACTTCGTGAAGGCAGTTGTGCGCTCTATCGCTTCCGGCCTGGGCGTGAACTACAACCTCCTGAACAACGATCTGGAGGGCGTGAACTACACCTCCCTGCGCGCCGGCGCGCTGGATGAGCGCGAGACGTGGATGCTGATTCAGAATTGGTTCTCGGAGCAGTTCCTTCGTCCCGTGTTCTCGTGGTGGCTCGAGAACGCGCTGCTCTTGGGGAAGATCGGCTACACCTCCGGCTCGGCGCTCCCCGTGGAGAAGCTCGAAAAGTTCAACCGTCCGTACTTCGTCGGCCGTCGGTGGGATTGGGTTGACCCCTACAAGGACATGCAGGCCATCCAACTTGCGCTCCAGATCGGGTACACCTCGCTTGCGCGTGAACTTGCCGCCCGCGGGGAGGATGTGGAAGAGACGTTTTCTGAGATCAAGCGCGTGCAGGAGCTTGCGGCAAAGTATGGCGTGAAGTTGGACTTCGCGGCGAAAGCTGCGGCCCCGGTAGATGCTGCCGCCGGGGAGCAAGTTGTGGCAGCGGCAAAGACTCTGGTACAGAACAATGGACACCATTAACGAAAGGGGTGGTACGATGAAACACTTCACCGCAGCAATCTTGATCGGGCTTCTCGTGGCACTCCTGGTGCCCTCTGTGAGCGATGCACAGGTCAGCCCGCAGTACGCCACGGCTATCGCGCGCAATGCGTTCGAGGCGTCGGATGTGGACACGAGCGGCGCCGTGTATGTCGGCAGCGCCAAGTTGATCTCCGCCATCATCACGACCGAGGACAGCGCGGCGTTCGACGTGTACGTGCAGTATCAGACCAATGGCACGTGGACGACCGTTGTGACCGACTCGCTCATCAGCACGAGCAATACCGGGACCACGAAGGAATTCTCGATCCGCGACACGGACAGCGACGCGCTTGACGGCATCTACTTCCCGATCCGCCTGATCGTTTCCGTGAGGGCGACGGGCCAGGGGGTCACGAGCGCGTACTATCGCGGGCGGTTCTACTATTCGCTCTAACGGAGATCACCGAGATGGACAAGGCAACACGTGAGAAGGTGATGGCGGCGGTTCAATACCGCGACCTCAAGTTGGACCGGGCGGCCGTTAGTGCGGAGACGCGCACGGCCGAACTCGCGTTCAGCTCCGACAAGCCGTATGTGCGGTGGTGGGGAATAGAAATCCTTTCCCACGAACCGGGCGACGTGAACCTCTCCCGCCTCTCCGACGGCGCGGCGCTACTCTTGAACCACGACATGCACGAGCAGATCGGCGTGGTTGAGCGTTGCGCGGTTGACCCCGACAAGGTGGGGCGGGCAACGGTGCGCTTCTCCAAGAGCGAAGATGCGGAGGAAGTGTTCCAAGATGTTCTGGACGGCATCCGCACGAAAACCTCCGTGGGGTATATGGTCCACTCCATGACCGAGATCAAGCCCGAGGAGATGGACGAAGCACTCAAGAACATGTGCGCGGGCGAAGGACTCAAGGCGTACCGCTGCACGTGGGAACCATACGAGGTGAGCATTGTGTCGGTCCCGGCCGATACGTCTGTGGGAGTGGGAAGATCGGCGGAAGTAGCGGTGCCTGCACCAGCGAAGGGGCAGGAATCTATCAACATCAACGGAAGAGGTGCAAAGATGGACGAAGTGATCAAAACCCCTTCGCCGGAAGAGCTGGCGAAGATCGCAGAGCTGGACAACCAGATCAAGGCCGCTCGCAAGGCGGAGATCGAATCGATTGCCCGGCAGTACGTCGGCCGCGTGCCGAAGGTGGACGAACTCCGCGACGCGGCGATCCGCGACAACGTGACGGGCGACGTGTTCAAGGGCCGCCTGTTCGACGCTCTCCCGGCGGGCGAGAAGTTCGAGACGCCGGCGGGCGAGATCGGCATGAGCGAGAAGGAGAAGAAGGCGTACAGCGTTTCCCGCCTTCTGGCCCACATCGCCGGCGAGAAGGTGGACGCGGGCCTGGAGATCGAAGCCTCGCGGACCCTGGAAGCCAAGATCGGCGCGAAGCGCAACGCGAACAGCCTGTACCTCCCGTTCGACATCGCGGACACGCTCAACCGGCGCGACCTGTCGTATGTCGGCGGCGCGACGCTCGGCGCGAACCTGGTCGGGACCAATCTGCTCGCCAGCGAGTGGGAAGGGATGCTCCGCAACAAGAGCATCGCGGCCGAACTCGGCGTGCGGCGCATGACCGTCTCGGGCGGCAATATCACGTTCCCGCGGCAGACCGGTGCGGCTACGGCCTACTGGCCGGGCGAGGGCGGTTCGATCAGCGAGAGCACGCAGTCCTTCGGCCTCGTGACCGCGATGCCGAATGAGGTCGGCACGTACACGGACGTTTCCCGCCGGCTGCTCGTTCAGGGCACGCCGTCGGTCGAGATGATCGTGCGCGAGGATCTCATCCAGACCATCATGCTCTCCGAGGAATCGCAGCTGTTCAGCGGCGCGGGCACCAACTACCCGACCGGCATCATCAACACCTCCGGCGTCGGAACGGTGGACGCGGCGAACATCAACTGGGCCGGTGCGGTGGAGTTCGAGACGGACATCCAGACGGCGAACGCGGACACGAACAGCATGCGCTATGCGTTCAACTCCGCCGGCGCGGGCATCCTCAAGACGCGCGCGAAGGAAGCCGGGTATCCGGTGTACCTCATGGGCGACGACCGCCGGATGAACGGCTACGGCGTGAGCGTGTCGAACCTCGTGGCGTCCGGGTACGGGTTCTTCGGCGACTGGTCGAAGGCTCTGCTCATCACCTGGGGTGCCATCGAAGTGTTCCCCGATGCGATCACCGGCGCGACCTCCGGCCTGGTCCGCTTCCATGTGTTCCACCTCATGGATGTGGCGATCAAGCAGCCGTCGGCCTTCACGTACTGCTCCAACCTGTCGTAATCGGAGCGATCGAGTCAAGGGGAGCGGCCGTTGCCGCTCCCCGGCTGTTCCTCAACATCAACCAGCAGAAAGAACCGTGTCATGGCAAAGGAAGAAGTGAAAGTGGCTCTCGTTGTGGCGAAGCGCGGCAACGGCAAGGCCGCCGGCGTTGTGTTCGACGGCAAGGTCTACAAGATCGGCGAAAAGTTCAGCGCTCCGAAGTCGGATGCCAACTACCTGATCGCCAGCGGCAAGTGCGCCGAAGCCCCGGCCGCCGAGGTGAAGAAGTAAGTGTCGGTCGATACCGACATATCGACGTTCTACGGTGATGAGTGGACGAGTACCGCCACGCTCACGCATGGCGTGACCGTCTCGAGCATCTCCGTGATCTTTGACCGGGCGGGCGCTGTCGTACAGGTGGGAGAGATGGAAGTGCAGACGGCTGCCCCGCTCGCCCGGTGCAAAACGTCGGACGTTTCAACGGCGGTGCGTGGTGATACGCTTGTGGTTGGCGGTACGACCTATTACGTCAAGAACCGCGAACCGATCAACAACGAAGAATCGATACTCCACCTGAGTACGGACAACTGACGTGGCCGTGACGCTTGAGACATTGGTGGCAGCGTGGAAAACCAACATGGCGAAGATCACCGTGGCGAACGGGTTTTATACGACCATTGCGACGGTGACGGATTGGGGGCCGCGCCCCACTGACGTATCGCAGCTCCCGGCCATTGATGTGCGCGATATGGATGCGAGTGCGGACCAGATTTCCCTCGGGAGCGATCAGGGCGGGCCAGATGCGGCAGCAGAGGAACACGTCCAGCGGTTTGATATAACCCTGGCGATGAACTCCACGGCCACAAACCTGCGGAAGTTCATCATGGACGTGCGCAAGTGTGTGCGTGACAACATGACCGCGACGTATGAATTGCGGTACCTCGGGCACGAGGTGATTGTGGACCAGGAAGAAAAACGGATTGTCGGGGCCGTGTTGCGCTTCGACGTGACATACAGGACGGCCCTTCTGGGCGAAGAATAGGAGATCAGACAATGGCACTCGGCAAATCCCGCGTAAAGATGAACGCCAAAGCCAAGGGGCTTCTGGTGAAGGCGGAGGAACTTGTGAGCGGCGGATCCACGCAGACCATGAGCGATCTTGGCTACGTGGAGCAGATTCAGATCGGCGACGAGCACACGATGGTGGACTTTCAGGACGCGACCGGCGACATGATCAACAGCCTGAAAGGCTCCCGCAAGTGCGTCGTGGACATCACGCTCCAGCAGTCCGGCAAGGATGAACTCGACCTCGTGGCGAATGCAGAGGGGAAGTTCTACCACCTCTATGTCCAGGTGCAGCTCGACAACCCGACGGTGACCTATCAGGAGTGGTATTTCCCGCTCGTGAAGGTTCAGCCGGGGTACACGCAGAACTTCCAGGCTGCGAACAAACGCCTCGTGACGGTCCGCTGCATCATCCTCATGCCGAAGGGCGCGGTCGATGTCACGCCGAACGGGTTTGACGTTGCGGCAAATACGCTGTTCGTGATGGCGGAGACGGCCACGACCGCCTTGGGTCAGGTCACGACAGCCAATGGAACGGTTTACACGGCGGCAGTCTAAGGGAGTCCACTCATGGCACTTACGAAAAGCCGCACAAGGATGGAGGCGAAAGGCCCGGGCCGCTTTGAGGTTCGGGAGCTTGAGCCCACGAGCGCGTCCACGTTCTCCAATGTAGGGTATGTGGAGAGCACGGTTCTGAACGACGAACACACGATGCTTGACCTTATGGATGAAACTGGCGAAATGGTCAACTCCATGAGCCAGGGGCGCGTCGTGTCGGGCGTTACGCAGCTCATGCAGACGGGCAAGGATGAACTGGACCTGCTCTCGGGCGCGGTCGAAAAGGTGCACGCGGTTCGTTACTCCGGCCTTACCGCTCCGGCGCGGTTCGTGTACTTCGCGCTTGACCGTACCATCATCAACCCATCCATCCCGCTCAACTACGCAGTAGGGAAGCGCACACTTCCCCTGCAGCTCAAGGCGGTAATCGACCAATCGCTTGGCTACGATGTGCCGCCGTACTACCGGGCGCACGCGGACGCTGAGATACACGTGGACGGTCTACAACTCTGGGTGGATCCTCGCCTCGACTTCAATGCGGCCACGGCCAAACTGCTCGACATTTCCGGCTTCGGGCGGCACGGCACAGTCTACCAGGCGGCGGACGTGGCAACGGTGTGGGGACAGGCGGATATCCTCCGCTTCGACGGCACGAACGATTATGTGGACTTCGGCAACGTCTGCAACTTTGCGGCACTTGAGGACTTCGCCATTGACTTCTGGGTGCGGGTGCCGGCGGCGGACGATTCGGCGCAGGAGATTTTGACCAAGAAGGCATCGGCGGGAGTGGCGGCAGGGTTCTCCATCCTCCGCAACGCCTCAAATCAGATCGCTGTTGAGCTTGCCGACGGTACGGATCAGCCGGACATCACGAGCGCGGCCACGGTGCTGCAGAACGTGTGGAATCATGTGCTCGTTGCCGTTGACCGCACGGGGGACGCGCAAATCTACATCAACGGCGCGGCCACCGGATCGGCGGTTGACGTGTCGGCGGTGGGCGACATGACCACGGCCACGAGCCTCTACGCGGCCCGCTTCGGCAGCGCATACGGGCAGGTGGACCTCAAGGACATTCGCATCTACAACTTCGGCGCGGACGGTTTGCCGTCAACCATCGCAACCATCGCGCTCAACCACTACAACGCACAGAAAGCGCAGCTTGGACTATAAACCCGTGCGGTACAACATCAAGGGCACTCTCTGGGTGCAACGTGAGCTTGAATACGGCGAGGATTTGGAACTCAAGGCGGTGCTCCGCGTGGTTTCGGATAAGTTCGCCAGCGGGAATGCAACACTCTCGGACCTCATCGATACGGCCTTTGACGGTGAGACGCTTCCCGCGCTGTTCGCCGTGATCCTGAAACCATACGAGCCGACACCGGCGCACCGGCTCTACAACGCGATCGTTGCCAGGTGGCGCGGCATCGACCGCACGAATATTGTACGGGTCATGCCCAATAGCCAGCTCGCGGCGGTGCTGGCGGATTTTTTTATGCTCAACACCGGATGGATCGGGAGCTTGCCGGACTTGCAGACTATCTCGGCATTGACCTCCCCGAAGTAAACCCGGATGAGCGTGTATCGCCGGAGATGGTGCTCTACAACATCACGGACGGCGACATTGTGAAAGCAGAAGCGGTGCGGCACCTCCCCCGTGAGAGAGTGTATCGGTGGGTGCTTGGAGCGGTAGCCGTCCAGCAGCGCGACAAATCGAAGCGCGACCAAGAACGAGAAGAAGAAGAGGCGGCACATCTTGGCGACTGATCAAGAAACCGTAGGGACAATCGTTCAAAAGCTCGCCCTTGATATGAAGGAGTTTGAGACTTCTATCAAGAAAGCGGAGGGCTTGTCCAAGGCACTCAAAACCTCCATGAGCGACCTTGGCACGCTCACCGTTGACCCCACGGGCAAGCTCAAGCGCACGCTGGATGACTACACCGTAGGCACAGGCAACGCCACGCAGTCCACCCGCGAGTTCTTCCGCGAACAGCGGATGCAGGACCGCATCTTCAAGGAATCAGTACAGAGCATCACTGGTGCGGTGTTCGCCCTTTCTCTTTTCACGCAGGGGAACGAGAAGGCCGACGCAACCACGAAGAAGGTCACGCAATCCCTGCTTGCTGGCGTGGGTGCGGCGAACGCGGCGGAGTTTGGATTCTTCGGGCTTGGCAAATCTCTCTCCAATCTCCCCGGCATTGTTGGACGGTTCGGTGGTGCACTTTCAAACCTCGGCGGGCCTATCGGTATGGCTCTCGGTATCGGCGCGGCCCTCATCACGTTCTTTCAGCAGACGAACGCAGAGGCCAAGAAAGCCGCCGACGAAGGCATCAAGGCATACACGGACGCCATTGAGAAGGCCGCCGGGGCGATGGATAAGTATCTCCCCGAAGTGGAGGCGGCACAAGAGAAGCTCTACCGTAACTCCTTGCTCCGAACGGAGGCGCAGCTCGCCCTCTTCAAAACGATTCAGGAGCAGATGCGGGACGGCTTTACGTCCGTCAATGTGAGCCCCGAGGAGGCGGCGCGGGCTGGCATCACGGGAGCGGAGCTTGGGGCGATGACCCCGGCCATGATAGCTGAGCAGATCGCACGCCTTGAGGCTTCTCAGCGCGAAACTGCCGCACTTTTGCGGACTGTTGGAAATACGGTATCGGGCAGAAAGGGACCGCTTCGCCCCGAGGACTTGAAAAGCGGGAAGCTCCCTGGCCCTCCTGGGCTCTACGGCCCCGAGAAGCCATCCTTCATCGATCAGGAGTTTGAGGCGCAGTTGCGGTATCTCGAAGGGGGAGAGCGCCTGTTCAAGTCGTTCGTTGAGAAGCGCGAACGCATGGAAGAGAAGCTCGCAGAGATACAGGAGCAGCTCAATGAGCGCATCGCTGCGGCGCGTGAGGCATCATGGCAGCGCGATATGAATGCGGTCCAGAACCTTGCCTCGGTCATGCAGAGCAGCTTCAACATTGCCGGTGACTCTCTCCTCGGGAAACTTCTTAAGGCGGTGCAGATAGCGATGCAAATAGCGCAGGCGCTCCGCTACGCAAACAGCGCGGAGGGTGGCGGCGTTGGCGGAGTCCTCGGCGTGATAGGCTCAATCATCCCCGGCATCGGACTATTCCTGAACACCCGTACTCCGGGGAGCGGATCAACGGCCGATGCAGTCAATAGTGCGTACTCACGCTCCGCCGGATCCTCTATGCGCATCAGCGTGTCGGGCAACGTGGACCTGTCAAACGGCAAGCTGTTCTTGATTCAGGAGATGCCGTCGTACAACCAGCACCTTGCGGGGAAGACGGTGTGAGGATCACCATACAGAAAATACTCCCCACAGCCGGGAGCGTTCTGGACGTGACGCCGTTTCTGGATGAGACGCAGAAGCAGATCGCCACGCAGGAGCTTGAGTTCAACGCATTTCAGCGCACCATGCCGGACGTGATGGCGTCGCTCTCAGACATGGACGGCACGCTGACCACGTTTTTCTCTGGTCTACGCGCATCCGACCTCATCCAATGCGAGCTGTATGATGATACGGGCCGTCGGCGGTTCTGGGGGTATGTGGATACGCGCACGGTCACGTTCCTTCTCCGCGACAGGTATGCGAAGTTCACGGCGTACTCTGGCATCCGGCGGTTCTGGGAGAAGACAAAGGTCACGAAGATATTCATCCCGACGGTGATTGAGTACGCGGTGCCAATCACGTTCCAAGAGTTCTTCCGCTATCAGCTCGACGTGACGAACCTCTCCGAGGGGAACAGTCTTTTCCTTGGGTTTGACCTCGGGGACTACGCCACGGAAACCTTGCGTGGGCGCGACCATGAATACTACAAGGGCACGCTCCAGAACCTGAGCCGCGATACGACATGGTTTGACATGCTCACAGCCATGAGCCTATTCCATAATGCGGAGTTCTACATCTCCCCGGAGGACCGCAAGCTGCACATGGTTCGTCGCGTGTCGGTGCTGAACGACCGGCGGCTTGACCTGGATGACCGCCTGTGCGACGACGAAGAGATTGAGGCATCGGCCATTGATGCAAAGCGCGTGGACTACCTCAAGAGCTTCTCGCTGTTCTCACTTCCCGCGCCGACCATGACATACAAACCCAATGCCGTGATCGGCGGCATCGCCGCTGGCATCCATTACTACATCGTTGTGTACGACGTGAACGGCATCTCCGCGATGAAAAGCGCGGTCCTGACCATCACCCTCGAAACCCCTCCCGATTGGGCCACGGGCTGGCAGGTGTGGATCAATATCCCGGCACACCCCTCTGGCATTGGGGCGCGGCACGTGTACCGCTCATCCCACGACGACGGCGACGGCTGGATGCGCAAGGTGACAACCATTGACGCGAACGACGCGCTGGACAAAACGATCCTTGATATGTCGCCGTGGCAGGTGATAGCGAACAACGAAATATACCCGCCGATTGATGACCGCGTGGCCGCATGGTTCTCGTTTGATGAACTGACGGGCGATTGGACAACGATCCCTGACGCGCCAAAGGGGATGAACACGCCGCAAGGCACCATCTTTGACATCATCCCGACGCTGCACTTCATGAGTCCGTACAACCGCTCCGTGCAGCTTGAGGATGAGCCGGCCAACACGTTCGACTTCTTCATGCGCCGATTCGATCCGTCGGATGAAACCACGCGCACGAAATGGGCCGACCTTTTCCGCACCCGACGCCTGGTGAAGTGCAAGGTGACGGGCATTGACTACGAGGTGGGAGACAGCGTGGTATCAAGCGCGGGGCTTTTCCCGAACGACCTAACGGCGGACAAGCGGCTCGTTGTGCGCAAGGCCGCGTGTAATCTCATGGACAACACCTCACAGCTTGAATTGGTGACGGTATGAGCATCAAGCCGACATTTACGCGCATCAACGGGAGCGGGAAGCCGCGCATCATTGTCATCAAGGCCGACGCGGTGTTCACGTCGTCGGATGAAACGACGTTCACGGCAACCGGCGCGTCAATGGTTGACCTTGACCCGAACGTCCATGCCGGCATGCGTGCACGTTCGTATGTCGTTCGCGCAGGGTATCCAGACCTTGAGGTATATGGGCGCATAACGGCCGCTGATGTGGATACCGATACGATCACCGTGGCGGAATGGGTGGGGGGAACGCCGACCGATAGCCAAATCATCACCGTTGACGGCTACGTGGTGGATCTCCCGTACTGCCAAGCCCTCATTGAGACGTTCACGCCCGATCAACTGATACACCGGCTCTGGCGTAGCCGCAAGTCCTCCGTGTTCTATGGCTGGCAGTACGCGGCGAAGTTGGACTACGGCACGTGGATAGCAGCGGACACGCTCATAGATATGTACCACGCGCTGAATCTGTCTGAGGGCGACAAGCTCATATTGATCCCCCGCGTGGACAAGCCGGGGAACTCCTACAACGTGATCTACGACGGGGATATTTCAATTCAGCGGGCGGGGCGTGGACCGGGACACAGGGGCGTGTCCTTCGGATTTGTCGGTACTGAAAATGTAGCATGGCCGATACCTCAGAGTGGGTATGGCTTCGGATATTCAATTTCCTATGGGACGCAGCTATGAGCAGATCAACGACAACCAATCTCAGCCTTGGTGTATTCGACGAAGGCGACAATCCCGGCGCAGGGTCAAAGACGGTGGCCAATACCGGCCTCAACGGGAACTGGCTTATCCTTGACGCGGCGGTGGGTGTGGGGCACAACGCCGACGGCACGCACAAGGCAGACGTGATCGATGGCCCGAACCTCAAAACCTCGTGCGCCGATGCGTCCACCATCCAGCTCACCGGGTCACCCCTCAAGCTGAACGTGAAGGACGACGGTATCACAGGGGCAAAGATCGCAGCGGCGTTTGCGGACAACGTGACCATCGCGGCAAGCGCGGCCACCGGGTCAAAGACCATCGGCGTGAAGGCGGCAAGTATCTCAAAGGCACATTGTGCCACGACCATAGCCGACGCTTCAAGCATTGAGCTTGACCCGACGAACGGACTCCAGATCAAGGCGGACGGTGTGACACCGGCGAAGATCAGCCACGACAACACGCGCACAAAGAACTACTTCACCTGCAACATCGCCACAAGCGCGGGCACGGACTACGCTACGTGCTCCGGGGCGCAGCTCTCGGCAACGATGGGTATTCCAATGCCACGGGCGGGCAGCATTACGAAGATCATTGTGTCCGACGCGGGCACGGTGTATAGCAACACAGCAGCGTATGGGTCGAAAACCTTCACGGCCGGGCAGCTTCTGACGGTGAACTGGTACGACGGCGACGGCCTGGTGACGGTAAAGGTGATCGGCACGGCAACAACGCTTGCCACGTCCAGCGCGGTGAGCGGTACAACCCCGATGCTCGTTGTGATCGAAGTGGAGCTTGACGACGCGTGAGACACGACTTCCCCAATAGGGTAGACGCTTTCCCGCTCACCATGACGGCGGCGGAAAAGAACGCGGTGGACACATCGGACCGGTGCGACATTGTGGACCTGATGTATGCCGTGCGGGAATTGCAGAAGTACGTCCTGGAGCTTGTCGGTACGGTTTCCCCAGTCACAACCACGACCACGGAAACGACGGCGGCGGTGGACCTCTCAAGCGTGAACGTGCAGATCGCAAGTCTCTCCGCGCAGATAGCCGCGCTCCCCGCCTACCTCTCCGGCGCGGGCGCACCGGCGGCATCGCTCGGGAAGAACGGTGACACGTATTGGGACACCTTGAACCTATACGAATACAGGAAAGTGGGCGGGTCATGGCGGCAGCAGCCATAAAATACTTCATCCTCACGCTTCTCTTCGCGGGCGTGTCCTTCGGCGGTCAGATCGTTGTGACCTCCACGGCGCAGCTCACGTCTGCCAATTCCTCCGCCGTCTCTGGCGATACGGTGCTCATTGCTGCCGGAACGTACCTGCAAGGCATCTACCCGGCGGCGAACAACGTGACGTATATGTGGTCCACGGTTGGCTCCGTCTGCTCGCTGTACGTCTCGAGCGGCACAGCTATCGCGGTGGATGGCTTCGACTCAATCCGGGTCATTGGCATCAGGGCGCAAACGGCGTGGAGCGTTGCGGGGCACGCGCTTGACATGTCCAACACGGATCACTTTCTGATGCAGTACTGCCGCATCTACGGCGGAACGACGCGCTCGGGGCAGGGTGACTATACCGCATTCCGCTTCCTCAACGCGCACTATGGACGTATCTACAACTGCCTCTTCGACCGGCAGGATCCGGTTGTCACGACCGACGACGACCAGGGCGACGGTGTGTCGTGGTATGAATCCTCGCATCTGATCTTTGAGTACGACACGGTGCGGAACGTCTCTCATGCCGCGTGGTACGGACCGGCGACCAGGAGCGGGTCAACCCCCGCATGGGCGCAGCTCAACGGGCCGGTGGTGATGCGTAACTGCGTGGCCTATGACAGCCACAACCCCTACGACCTCCAGAACGCGGGGCATACGATCCTGGTGGACGGCTGCAAGGGGTGGTCGCCTATGGTCAAGAACTCCTACAAGGGCGGGCACACGACGGAGTGGGCGATCGAGCGTAGCATCATCCGGTACGGGATGTTCTACAACGATTCGACTCGCACGCAGACATCGGGGTATATGAACAACTCCGTGAATGCCTTTATATCCATGACGGGCATGGGGCCATACGGACTCCGCGTGTATAACAACGCATTCCTCGCCGCTCCGTATGGTGATCCCCTCCCCGCGTGGAGTCTCTTCATCAGCGAGGACGGCAACGTGGGCGAACCGTTCGGGCATAGCGTCTATGCCAACAACATCGTTGCCAATCCGTCCGATACCGTGCTCCTGTACTACCAGGACCGGGCCGTGGCGCACGCGAACATCACCGACACGCTCAAGGGGAATCTGTGGTGGGCCGGATCGCCGGGCGGGAACATCGCGGACATCATGACAGATGAGGACGCGAAGAAAACCCTTGCCACGGCGAAAACGTACAATAGCAACTTCTTTCAGGCGTCGAACATTGAGGCATCCCCCCTATGGGTGGATTCGACCTCGGTGCGCGGGTCGCGGTCCTTTGAAATCTCCGGCACATCGCTTGCGAAGGATGCGGGGGTTGCCTTGACGCGGCTCCGCGCCGGTGCGTCAAGCTCCACGGTTCTCCAGGTTGCAGACGCAAAGTACTTCTGGTATCCGCACTCAAACCCATACGATGCGGGTGACTCCGTAGCCATCTGGCATTCCGGGGATTGGACGCGGTGCCTTGTGGACAGCGTGGACACGACAAACAATAACATAGTCGTTCATGCGGCGGTGACGCTCTCGGCGGGCGACAGCGTGTACCTATTAGCGGGATACGTGGCATCTACCGGCACGTACACGAATCGGCTCTCCGGCACGCGCCCCGACATCGGCCCGTATGAAATCGCGCAGGGCGACGGCGGTGGCACGACCATCCCCGACACGACCACGCACGTTGCCCCTGCGAACGGCTCAACACAGGCGCAGCCGGTCACATTCCGCTGGCGGTCGGTCGCGGGCGCAACGACCTATTGGCTGACGGCCTCATACGATAACTGGCTCCACGACCACGTGAGCGTGCAGACCGCCGATACGTTCTACACCTACTCCGGCTTCCCGGTTGATACCACGGTGATCTGGAACGTGCAGGCGGGCAACTCCGCCGGGTGGAGCGCGTGGACGGCCATTTGGTCATTCAACACACAGGCGGAAGTGACCTACGGCGACACGCTAACAGTCAACTGGAACAACGTATTCGAGAGCGAAACGCTGACCGACAATACCGTGATTCAAATGGCGAACCTCCAGAGGCGTGACAACGTGCTTGTCATCAAGAACCCCTCGGGCCGTCTGATCGATTGGCCCACGACGATCCGCTGGCCGGGGCTTGAAACAGCCCCGCAACCGGCGGCCGGCGACACGGTCGCGTACTGGCTCATTCGTGACGGGTCGAATGTGTACGGGTTTGCTCTTGGGTCGCAATCGTATGCTTCTACCGGGATCACAGCCGGGTGGGTGACGAATCAGCTCGGGAGGTACGAGGACACGGCCCAAACCCAGCGCGTGATTAATGTTGCCGCCTTTGGTGCGCGTGCAGATGGGTCGACGGCGGACAATGCCTCAATCCAAAATGCCATTGACTTTGCCGCGTCTCTCGGGGGGGGTGTGGTCTATCTCCCGAAAACGAGCGCATCATATAAACTCGACACAACACTATTCATGGCGTCAAATGTATCGATCAGGGGGGATGGGGTGCTTTCTACTCTGAGCACAACGAAGGAGAATTTGTATCTCCTGAGAATGGACTCGGTTGCGCACTCATCCGTTGAGGGTGTGAGATTCTCTGGCGCGGCGACGAATCCTGGGATCGCCGTCTACGTTTCGCAGGGGAGTTCATATTCGGCGGTGAAAAACTGCATCATTGACGGGGCGTATCTTGGCGTGGCTATAGTCAAAAGCAATTTCGAGTCTGGCCACACGTCGCCGCACGATATTAGCGTGACAGACAATACGATCTTGCACGCCGAACTAAACGGGGTTGGGATTAGCTGTGATGGGTACCGATTGGACGTTTCAGGGAACGACATTATAGATTCAGGCGAACGGACGGAAGATGGACAGGGTGGAGCGGGGATCGAGGCTCGCGGCATATCCTACTCTACCATATCAAGGAACAGGATCAGGGGCGGGCAGTACTCTGGCGGCGGATACTACGTTGATGGGATTCGCGTGGAACTTATGACCGGCAGCCCGAACGTCGCATCGCACCACCTTGCCATCAATGGGAACACAATAGGCGGGGTATCTGGTGACGGCATCAATGGGCTGTGTATCGACCACTCTTCCATCACCGGCAACGTGATAGATTCGTGCGCGAGTGCAATCTCAATCAATGGCAGCGCGACGTATTCAATGCGTGCCGATGGGAATGTCGTCTCGGGCAACGTTCTGCGTGACTGTTCAAGCGGAATCATATTTAATGGCGGGACGAACGCAAACCCAACCGGGAACGCCGTGACGGGGAATGTCATAAGCCGCATGAGCACGTATGGCATTTTTCTGGATCAGGCGCACAGGAACGTGGTCGTTGGTGGGGTAATTTCCGAATGTGGCGACTACGGGGTATATGCCCTGAACGCGCAGCACAACTATTTCAACGGCGTGGTCGTCGCCAACTCGTCCGATTCGCTGAGTGTCGGAGGGTTCCGAACCAACAACGCGGATTCGTCAGTGTTTGCCGGTATCGTTGCCTACGATAATAGTGGGTTCGGCCTTTCCATATCGTCGAACTGCGCCGGGATAGTTGTCAGTGGGGCGGTGTTCAACGGTAACACGTCGGGGCCATACATCGATCAGGGCACCGGTACGCGCATTACAGACACGGAAGGAATGACGGCGGATTCTGTCTATGGGCGCGTTATAAACATCACCGGCGATGCGCGGTTCCGCGATAACGTGCTCGTTGATACAAATCTGACCGTTCTTGGGTATGGTTGGTTTGAGGGTGGGATCAATTCGTTCAAGTCAACCAACTCTGACGTTGAAACATACTACCACACCGGTACGCAGTCGAACTCCAACAACCTATCGCGCACCTGGTATTTCAAGGGGCAGGGTGGGACGAACAAATATCTGGTGCAGGAGGCCGCGTATTGCGTTGACACGACATCGAACAGTGAAGATAGCCAATACGGAATCTACACGATGAAGGATGGATCGTGGGGGCAGTACTTTCTCGTCGATAAGAACGCTGTAAAAGTTGGGCCGCATACGCTCTCCGTTCGCACGGATGCCATGAGAAGCAACGCTGATACGTGGATGTCGATGAATCATGGGTCCATCGGGCATGAAACAACGACGCAAGGCGGTGTGGCGAACAGGCTGATTGCGTGGCCGTTCATGGTCAACGCTCCATACGGCATCGACTCCATGCGCTTCGAGGTAACGACTGCTCAGACGGGGAGCCATGTAGCATTCGGCATCTATGAAGATCAGAATGGGGATCTGTTGCCCGACTCCCTCCGCGTTCCGCTGGGGGCGTACACGACCACAAGCAATGCCGTGGTGGCGGATACGGTATCTATCGCCTATACGTTCAAGCCGAACACGCTCTACTTCCTCGCGGTGAACGCCAACGGAGGGACACCGGCGACGCTCCGGGCGATGAGTCCGAGAGCCTTGCAGCAGCTTCTTGGCCATAATCCCGCCATTGGTACCGGGGCAAATTATCTGTATTGGTCGAAGTCTAGCACGTACACGTATCCCGACGCGCTCCCGTCGCTGTTTCCGCAGGACGCGACGCGCGGGGCAAGCGCATACGCGCCGCCGATTGTGATGTGGAGAGTTAAACCGTAGTCAACCAACAGGAGAAAACGATGAAAGCATTGTGGGTTGTCCTTCTGATCGTAGCCGTGACCGCCGTTGCCGGGGCGCAGTCATATTCGAGCGTGTACGGTGCGCCGTACTCGAAGGCATATTATGGCGGCGCGACGTTCAAGGCCGACAGTCACTACGTCTGGAGCGGGTCGTCGCGGTGGGTCACGGTCACAGCGTCCCTGGACACGACCGCCGGAACCACCGTGGCGTACTTCTGCGCGAACAACGACAGTACGAACGCCATCCCGCTGTACTATGGCATCGGCGGGAATTGGGGGTCAACGTGGACGTATCGCTTCTATAACCTCAAATTCTACCGCATCAAGGGCGCAGTCCCTGTACGAGTGACCATCGAATGAGGCCGCGCATGAAACGCATATTGCTTCTGCTTCTGATTCCCGCTCTCGCCTTCGGTCAGCTCTACCGTCCGGGTTCGCGGAGTGTAGGAGGCATCATATCCGGGTCGGGGCTGAGTAGGGCGGGGCGGTTCACATCAAATTGGAGTATTGCGATGAAAACACTTGTATTCCTCCTCATGTTTTCGGTGCCGGCGTTCGGGCAGCTATATAGAAGCGGTGGGGCGCCTGATACATTGAATATGTCGCGGGGGGCACTCATAGGTGGATACGCCGGGATTGGTGGCGGTGCCGCGGACTATCCGTTGACGGTGTATGGCGGAATAGCGGGTGGCGGAGCAACCGGCGTGACAACCGCGGGCTTCATCAACAACACGGATACTGACCAGTGGATCAAACTCCAATCTGGATTAACAGGTAATTACAGGTCATACCTTGCATGGTACGGCTATGCGGGAGGGAGTGACTACCAATGGCTCATGGGAAGAAATGCCGGTCTGGGTGGTAATGCAGTAGGCAATTTCATTCTCTATGATAAGTCAGGAGGCGCAGGCCATCGGTTCTATTTTATCGCTAACGGTAGCGGGATGGCAAATGCTGGGAGGACGAACATCATGTCCAACGGCACAGAGAGCGTTGTCATCAATGGCGCGAATTGGGACAATCAGCAGGGAACTGGTGGGATGAAAGTCTATGGGGGCGGAGCCGGGACCGCACCGTTATGGACAACCATCGACTCCAATGGCGTGAATGTCTCAAAAGGAAAACTTGAAGTGCGCCCACTTTACGAGGGGCCGGGATATGTAAACATCTACGGCGGGACAGATTCAGTCAACACCGCATACGTGGCCTTCTACGATAGAAACACACCGACGGCAAAGTGGTTTATCGGAAAGCACAATACTGCGAACGACTTCCGCATATACAACTACACGGTGCCTGGGTATGCGCTGCACATCTCCTCGGCCACGAACAAAATAGGCATCGGGAACACCGCACCAGACTCCACGCTTCATCTTACGGGGTCACTGCATACGACGGGAAACGTCCGGATTGATGGAACGGTCAGGGCGGTGGGGTTAGCGTTTTACGCAAATCGCGCAGCAGCCAAAGCGGCAGGGCTAACCGTTGGGGCGTTCTTCTTGTCCGGTGCAGACTCAACCGTAGTCAGTTGCGTGGACAAGTGAAATTCCTCGCCCTCATACTCTCCGCCTCCACCGCCCTTGCTCAGTACGGTACGGGGATGAGTGCGGACGCGCTGAACAACACGCGGGTCGGTGGTCCGTGGGACTGCGTTGTGTCCTATGGGTTCAAGGCTACTCATTCGGGGTTGCTTGCAAGTGTTCGTCCCTACGTGATATGGTCCACGAATTCGGAAGGGTACAACGGGGGGAACGGCGGTTCGCTGCGCTTTGAGATCCAGACCGACAACGCGGGGCTTCCATCGGGAACGGTTCTGGCAAGCTACACGCTGAACGACCCCATGAGCGGCAGCAACTTCCCATTGATACCGCTCTCCGCAGTCCTCACGGCGGGGAGGGTGTACCACGTGGTCATCACGAACGCCGACGCGGACACGCGCACCAATTTCGTGAGCGTCAATGCCTTGTGGAAGCCGGAGAAGCCAAGCCCGAAGCAACCGCGATATGCTGATGGCGATTGGTTCCAACTCCTCAAGGTGGGAAGCGGACCGTGGCGGGCGGTTGAGGACGGAGCAGAGTCTTACACACCCATCATGGAACTCCGCTACGTGGACGGATTCTCTGAGGGCGTGGGATACATCGAAGTTTGGAGCGAGTCACCCAAGAGCATCAGCGGGAATCAGTCTGTGCGTGAGACGTTCAAAGCCTCTCGGAACGTCACGGCATCGGCTGTGACTGTGAGAGTCCGGCGCGTGTCTGGGTCGGGAGCCTTGACGGTGAGACTCGAAACCTCCGGCGGTTCGCTCATAGCAAGCGGTACGGTGACCTGTGGGACCTCTTACGCCTGGTGCAAGGTGCCGATGAACGCCACGCTCCGCAAGGGCACAGGCTACAACCTCACGCTCAAATCGGGGAGCGGTACGGTGTACGACACATTCCCGATCCGAGACGGCAGCGCATACGGCTTCTCCACGCATTTCTCCGACGGCTACGCGCAGTTCACGACGAACGGCAAAACGTGGGCCGGATGGGATATGTGGGGAGCGAGCAACCGGAAGGACGCTGACTTGCAGTTCTACTTCACCGAAGGAGTGGCAACGACGAAGCACACTAAACGACTGACCGATAAGTAAATGCCCCGGAAGCCCGACATGCCAGAATCCAGATATAAGCAGTTGGACGGAAGCATACAAACCGTACTCGCAAAGGTTGGCGAACAGACAACATCGCTCGCCGTGCTTGCGGAGCATGTCAAGAACATCGACGCAAGCATGGCGGCTTACGCGCAAGCGGAGAAGGAGCGAAACGGTCGCGTGCGGAAGCTTGAAATATGGCGCGGGCTTGTGGTCGGCGCGTACACGGTCGGCATCGGCGTTGTGGCAGTTCTGGCAAAGGCGTTGTTTGAACATCTCACGAAGCACCCATAACACAAAGGAGGTACATCATGACCGGAACGGAACTTATCACGCTGCTGACCCCGCTCATCGTTTTCGGCGCGGTTGAGCTTGTCAAGTGGGCGCTGCCGAAGGTGCCGGGGTGGGTTGTGGTTGGCATCGTTGTCCCGGCCCTTTCTGCGGCGGTGACACTCATCGCCGAAATGCTGACGGGCGCAACGGGCTTCTGGGCGCAATTCGGGCTCGGTTTCCTTGCGGTGTTCGTCAATGAATTGGTGCGCCAGCTCCGGCAAATCGGTGCGCAATCGTGAACTGGAAAGCGCAACTTGGCATCGGCCTATTGGTCGTTGCCGTTGCGGTCGCCGGGGTGTGGCTCTGGCGCGATTCCGTATGGCGGGGGAGAATCAACAACTCCCCCGTCCAGCGGGATACAACGGTGGTCACGGTCCGCGACACGGTGGAGATCCCCGTGCTCCGCGCCGATACCGTGTACGTGCGCCGCGTGGACTCTACGGCCTCAACGCCCCGGTGGTGGATAGCGAAAGCGGATACTGTCATTGATGGAGCCAAGATTCACCTGGAGTACAACAGCCCGCTCCCGCTCTCCCCTCGGGGTTTCTTCTCGGACTTCTCCGTACAGCTCCCGCCGCGCATTGATTCGGTGCGGACGGTGTACGTCGCGGAGCGCGTGACGTTCGTGGATGAGCGCATCGCGTGGGAATGGATCGTTACGGCGGCGGCGGTCGGTACAGTCATCGGCGCGTTGGTGAACCAATGACGGTCACAAGCCACGGCGTTATTGCGGCGGGAGTCCGCGCAGCATCGGCAAAGGCGATGGGGCTCTCGGAAGAGTGGTGCGTGTGGCTGGCAATCATCGGAGCCGTTGAGGGTATGGCACCGGACGCGATTGATTGGCTCGCGTGGTTCCTGTTCAAACGGCCACGGTGGGAGCTGTATAGCCGGATGCACACGGGGAATCTCCGATGGCTCGGCGTGATCTTCTGGGGGTTTGCCGCGCACCTGATATGGGACAAGCCCTTTCACAAGATACCCGGCGAGGAATGGTGGCCGCGATTGTGGTGGCTCGAGGTGGCCGGCCTCGCCTTTGGCATTGCGCTCCTCGGGTGGACGTTTGCGCCGTAGCGCAATTCGCGATATGCAATAATCCCATCGAATCCGATGGTTTTGTTCAAAGTGTTTGCAACAACCAACGCGGATGAACATTTCTAAAAATGAACACTGAGTAGCCTTGCGCGGCGCGTTGAGTAATTCCAGAGATACGCAGTTTCCATAACATGGAAACACTATGCACCTATCACTTGAGAACAAGTGGCTGATCGTTCGCCCGGGCGTTGAACTCACCGATACGATCGACCCGGTGATCCGCGCCCTGGACCCGTACTTTGAGGGCCGGCACGCATACGTCACAAGCGGCCTACGCACGAAAGAGCATCAGCTTGACATCATCAAGCAGTACGCGAAGCTGAAAGGCATCGCGAGAGAATTTCCCGCCATACTCACCGCAACACTTGACGCAAAGACGTTCTTTGACGGTCACGCCGTCTTTGCGTGGCAACCCGCATGGTCGCGGCTTCTGGAGAGAGGCGTGATAATCAACCCTCCCGTGGCCGCGTCTCCCCTTTTCGACTACGTGCGGGGCGGGGTGAATAAGAAGGGGGTCATTATCATGCCCTCGCCTCACATGAGAGGCACGGCCTTTGACATCGGCGGGGGAGTGGACGGCATCGAAGATGAACGGGCCATCATCGCGCTTGCGATCGGTCACGTTGCCGGACTTGTGCGCGTGCTCCCCGAGAGGGAGAACAATGCTATCCACGTGGACTGTGCGAAACCATGAGAACAACGGGGCAATTTGAGATCCACTACTATCCCGTCAACTTCCAGAAGTTCGGGGAGCCGATACCCCTAATTCCTTTCGGCGACATCCACCGCAGCGCATCTCTCTGCCACGTTGAGAAGTGGCACGAGTTCCTTGAGTGGGCGAAGAAGCAAAAGAACGCGCTGTTCCTCGGGATGGGCGACTACGACGACCTTGTGAGCACCTCGGAACGTGATGCGCTCGCACGCGCAACGCTCCACGACCAGACGTTCCAAGAGATCGAATCTATGTATAAGCGGCACACGGATCGGCTCATCAAGGAGCTGTCGTTCATGAAGGGCCGTTTGATCGGACTCATTGAGGGAAACCACTATGCGTCCTTCCTCAACGGCACCACGTCAACGCAGCGCATGTGCGACGCGCTCGGGGCGAAGTATCTTGGGTGCTCCGCATTTCTCCGCCTCTCGTTCCTGTGCGCGACATCGCCCAAGCTGAACCTCTCGCTTGACATCTGGGCGCATCACGGCATGGGTGCCGCCCGATTGGTCGGCGGGTCGTTCAATCGCGTGCAGCAGATGGCAGAGACGGCGGAGGCGGACATCTACATCATGGGACACGACCACAAGCGCGGCGCACTTCCGGTCAACCGCTTGCGTCTCTCCGGCAACGGGCAAAACATGCGCCTCGTGAACCGGAAGATATACCTTGTGCGCTCCGGCTCGTTCCTCCGTGGATACGTGCCAGGGGAGCGGTCCTACGTCGCGGACGGTGCCATGAGCGCGTGCGACCTCGGCGTTGTGCCGGTCATGCTCACGCCGCAGCGCGTCTCAACGAAGGGCGAAGAGGACCGATGGGTTGACATCAAGGCAATCGTATGACCGTCAAGGGCATTGGCCGATGGACCGACAAACAGCTTGCGCGGTTCAAGGAGCACCCGTACCGCGTACCTATCGAGTGCGCGCTGCTCTTCGCAGTGTCCTTCTGCCTTGAGTGGATTCTCAGTCTTGACACAATCTACACTGCAACTGGCCGGTACATTGCGGCGGGCGCAACGTCGTTCACCATAGAGACGCTCAACCTTGCCATCACCGCCGCGCTGTTCTCCACGGGTGCGCTCCGGTCGTGGCGGCACTTCTGGTCTGCCGTTATCGGCTCAACGCTCGGCGCGATGGTGGCGGTGTATCTTGCTGCATAACGGATATTCGTTTAAGCCCGTAAACATTGAGCGAATAGAGATAATGCGTTGCGCTCATTTTCCGCTTGCGTTTCGCAAAACGGAATAGTAAGATAGACCCATCACAAACGAGGAGCGCACCGTGCAAGCGTCCGAGAAGATTGTAGTTGCAAAGCGTGGGTCTATGCTGGAAGTGTTTGAGCATAACCCCGACTCACCGCTTTTAGAAAATGAATCCCTCTATGTTTTGGCAAAATCGCCCACCGCGCAACCGACGCTCGGCGTCATGCTGGCCGAGCACATCCTCGCTATGGCCGACGATACGTACCTCACGGGTCATCCCGAATGGTACGAAATCGTAGCCGACGCGGAGCGCGTTGTCGGCATGAGCCGCGCCGAATGGATTGCAAACAACAGGGAGTAACCACCGTGCAAGCTCTGAGCGATTCAACCGTTGATGACTGCGGCGTGATTCACGAACCGCGCCGATCCGCAACTCCCGCCGTGTTATGCGAGCGCGACTTCCTCCACGCCGCGTCAACCACACCCGGTCACTGGCACCTTACACCAAAGCGGAGCAACGCCATGAACAGGCACGAACGGTTCTCCGCATTTATGCGGGCCGCCATTGGGCTGTCTTTTGTCATCGGCTTCTTCGCGCTCATTGATTGGGCCGCAGAGGGCCGCACGCTCGAGTACGCGCTCGGCATCTGGAACGAGTGGCCCGAACTCATGCGCCTCGTGGTCGTGTGCCTCACGGTCGGCATGGTGGTCGTATGCGGCTTCACGCTCTACATCATCCACACCGCCGAGCCGGTGGATGAAAACGAGTGTCCGATCCAGGTGAAGGGCAGGCGATGAAGTGCAAGGAATGTGGCGATGACCTGCTGCCGTACAGCAGAGCAGACTACTGCAAGAAATGTCGTGCGGTCATTCACCGCGAACGTGCGGAGCGGATCGCGGAGCTTCCGTGGTACATCTTCGACCGCGAAGATCCGTACACGGCCGGCGTGCACTCACGCCTCCCGATCAGCCGCCCGGTTGACGACACGCACCACGTCATCATGAGCAAGCGCAAGTTCACACAATAACCGCGAAGGGCGGCGCGGACACAACCAACACCGCCCGAGAGGAAGTAGCCCCCTGTTTAACGGGTTGAGCAGGGGGCGAAACCCCTCCACCAAGCACAGGAGAGTATCATGCACATCGGACAGGGCTTTGCGCGGTTCCTCCGCGCCATTCTGAGCAAGGACAAGAACGCACGGATTCCCACGCGGCGCGAGTACAAGCGCATCACCGAGAAGGCCGCACGGAAGGCGCTCAAGGGCCGCACGTTTGGCACGCGGTCCTCGTGGAACATCGCGGTTCTTCATCACTTCGGGACATTCCGCCCGATGAAGCCTTTCAACTTTTAAGCGGGAGGCGTTATGACCATGCAGATGCAGTTACACCACGCGCACCATCGCCCCGTGCCTCACATGCCCTTCGTCTACGTCTGCATCCTGTGCGACGAATGGTATCACTCAACCGAACTTCTGGAACCGGGAGAACCGCCCGTGTGCCCCGACTGCTGCAAGCGCGAAGAGGATACCGCAAAGGCATGTTCGACTTGCGGCGGCCCCACGTACTTTGACGGCCCGATCTGCCACGAGTGCGAAATGCGGCAAACATGCAACAGCGAAACGCCCTATATCGACATGGCGCTGGTGCACATCATGAACGGAGAGAAGCGATGAACAACGAAATCATCCCGCTTCAGCGCGGGTCACTCGAAACATTCCTTGACAGCTACACCGAACGGCTGCAAATGGCCGAGGTGTTGCTCAAGTCCAAGTTCCTCCCGCAGGCGTACACATCGCCGGAACAGGTGCTTGCGGTCATGCTCACCGCGCACGAACTGAACATTCCCCCGATGCAAGCCCTCCGTACCATTGACATCATCCAGGGGCAACCGACGCTCTCCCCTGAACTCATGCTTGCCCTCATTCGGCGCACGGGCGAACTGGAATCCATGAAGATCGAAGATGACGGGCGGACCTGTACCGTGACCATGAAGCGGCGGGGCGAACTGGCGCACGTTGAATCGTTCGGCATGGATGACGCGGAGCGCATGATGACCTCCGAGTACCGGAACAACCAGCGCGTACAGATCAAACTGTCCGAGAAGTACAACTGGAAGAGCATGCCGAAGGTGATGCGGAAGTGGCGTGCGATCGGCGCATGCGCCCGCGTGGTATTCCCCGACGTGATCGGCGGGATGTACCTCCGCGAAGAGGTGGAGGACCCCGACTTCGATGTTGTGGATGACCGCGTGCACGAGGACGAACCGCAAGTTGCAAAGCCGGCCCCCGTGGAGGTTGCGCCGGGCGTATCCATGCCGACCTTCGACCCGCGTGCGGAGCGCATCACGTGGGGCAAGTACGGGCCGTCTGGCAGCTCTCAGGGAATGTTCTGGTGCGAGATCGACCGTGGATACCTCCAATGGGCGGTGACGGCGGCGAAGAAGCCGGCAGACCGGGAGAAAGCGGCGGCAACGCTGCAATTCCTTGACTCTCAGGAAGCGCAGAAGCAGGACGCGGAACAGGCGGGGCCGGAACTGTTTGGCGGGGTGTTTGATGATCCCGGTATCGCCAAGAGTGCGGCCATAAAACGGGAATTCATCAAGGCAATCAAGCTCTCAACGCCGGACTCTCTTCTCGGGATCAAGGCAAACGTGGCAGAGTGCTCCCACACGGGGCAGCTTACGTCCGTTGACGAGGAAGAAATCACCGTAGCTATCAACCAAAAGATGGAGGGTATGTGAGCGAAGCCGTGGCCGTGCCGGGTCCACCGGACCTTGTGAAGTACCAAGCATACAGCATCGAAGCGGAGCGCATCGCCGAGGTGATCGAAATCACCTCCGACGAAGAGAACGGAATGGCGATCGACTCTCTCTCCCGCATCAAGACGTTCCAGAAGCAAGTCACCGCGGCGAAGGATGAAGCCCTGGACCCGTTCAAGGTATTGGTGAACCGCGTCCGCAATATGTTCGCGCCGATTGAGGACTCATTGGCGAACGCCGAGAAGGTCATCAAGGACAAGCAGAAGGCGTTCGTGATGGCCCGCGAGAAGGCCCGGGCCGAGGAGAACGCCCGACGCATGGCAGAGCATGCGGCGAAGGTCAAGGCCGAGCAGGAAGCGGCAAAGGCGAAGGGCGAGGCTGCGCCGATTATCGCGCCCCCGCCTGTGGTCATGTCCGCGCCCGTCACGACGAGGGGCGAGGTGGGGCAGTCCACCGTGAAGAAGTTCTGGAACTACGAAGTGACGGACATCAACGCGCTTGCGGCCGCCCGCCCCGACCTGGTGAAGATCGAAGTGAAACGGCGCGAGGCGTTGGAAGCCGTGAAGCAGAACCAGAGCATCCCCGGACTTCGGGTATTCGAGGATATGCAGGTGACGAGCCGATGAAGAGCGTGACCGGGTACGGTGTGGTCAATGGTGGGAAGGTGGTTGTGTCGCACCGTGCCCGGTTTGACTCTCAGGTGGCAGAGACGTTTGAGGACGGCGAGCGAGTGGCGGTGACGGTGGAGAAGTCAACGCGGAGCCTCCGGCAGAACAGGATGTATTGGTGGTGGTGCAATAAGGTGGCCGCGCATTTCGGGTGCGATCCAGACTACATACACGCGGAGAACAAGCGGCTGTTCAACGCGAAGGTGACGGCGAAAGCGGATCCGCACACGGGCGCGATCACCGAAGAGTCGTACCCCGGCAGCACGGCCGATCTTGCGGTGGATGCGTTCGCGGCTTTCATGGAACGAGTACAACGGGCATGGACGGAGCAAGGCGTTGACCTTCCAGAGCCGAACGATGACGAATACTAACCCCGGTGCCGCGTGGGAACTGTGATGGTCTGGCGATCGACAGATTGCACGCACCGCAAGCTCACCGCCAGGGTGAGGCCGGGATCAATAACCCCTGTGCCGCCAACACAACCTTGAGTCGCGGCGGCCTCGGATGGTCCGAGCGTCCGGCGAAACAGCACGGCAGGGGAAACTTTTTAGGGGATATATGCTGCTCAAAGCCCGCGAAGAGTTCAACGAATGGCTCTCCCGCTACGGTCGCTCCACATGCGACGGCATCATGCGGGAGCATTTCAGGAAGCGTATACCGGATGACCGTCCGGCGCGGATCAAGGTATCCGCATCGGCACGGCGCGATATGTACGCACGGCAATCCGGCAAGTGCGGCATCTGCGGTCAACCGATGGACGGCGGGAACGTCTCACGGCTGGACGTGGATCACATCAATCCCGAGCTGACCGGCCCGGCGTTCAACCACCGGAGCAATCTGAGATTGACACATTCGCAATGCAACAAATCGAAGGGCGCATTGTCGTTGCCCGAGCAATCAAAGCGTTACGGGAAAACGGTTGCGGAGATACTGACACCAATGGAGGATTGTGATGGAGAGGTCTGATTATACCGGAAAGACGTTTGGCTATTTGCGCGTCATCGCTTTCGAGCGAATGGGTAGCCATGGATCGAGATACTATCGATGCGTTTGCGTCTGTGGGAAAGAACACGTGGCGCAGCGGAGCAACTTGCGGAGCGGGAGGGTGTCGAGTTGTGGGTGCAAGAAGCGTGAACTCATGTCAAAAAGGCTCCGGCGGCATGGGTGGTCGCGCGCGACCCTCCCGGGATATGGAACGTGGGTAGGGATGCGCCAAAGGTGCTTCAACAAAAGCAGCAAGCAGTATCCGCAATATGGTGGGCGCGGGATAACTGTATGCGACAGATGGAAGGATAGCGTTGAAAACTTCATCGCGGACATGGGGCCGCGTCCGAAGGGGATGTCTCTGGATCGGATCGATAACAACGGGAACTATGAGCCGGCAAACTGTCGATGGGCTACGCCACGTCAACAACAGAACAATTGCCGGAATACGCGAGTACTCACGGCAAATGGCGCATCTCTTCCAATTCAAGAATGGGGGAGAAGGATCGGTATACCCGCTAACGTGATAAAGTGGCGGCTCTCACGCGGGTGGACTCCGGAGCGCACCGTTTCAGAGCCAAAGCACGGTACTGGGCCAAAGCATAGGAGGGCCGTCTAATGTTCCCGCTATGGTACGACGAACAGCCGGACGATGAACCCATTGAGGACAACGGAATGGCGGACGAACCACCCGAGAACGAACGCCCCGTATCGGAAGCAGAGTACCGTGGAGCGGCGGCGGATTATGAGGCGCGAATCCACAGAGGGTGATGTATTGCTTGAGGTGTACGCCAGAAGTGCCGCCAATCGCTCTACGTTGCGATTTAAGGCTACCAAATCACTTTAAGGGGTCTTTCCACATGGACACCGTGCAGCCAGATCTATTCACCGATGAGCCATACCGAGGCCACGCGCCATACGTGATGGGATCGGATACGAGCATTGAGGCCGCGAAGAAACAGGACAAGAGCGCGGCACCGGACAGGGCAAGGATACTCTCGTTCCTTGAGTTCATGCCCGCGACGGATGAAGAAATACAGCGCAGCCTCAAGATGGACGGCAACACCGAGCGGCCCAGGCGCAGGGAATTGGAACTCTCCGGCAAGATCGTTGACAGCGGCAAACGCCGGAAAACGTCAACGGGATCACCGGCGATAGTTTGGAA